TATGCAAGTACCTTTGCACCCGAGCGTGGACATACAAAAGATTTAAAATGGTACGGGTGGAATCAAATACAAGAACAAGTTGCAGAAGGTAAAGATCCACACAAAGAAATTGATTGGGCATACTTTTGGACAGATGAACCACGAGGCAATCATTTTATTGACAACGTTATTAAAGCTGAACTGGGTAAGTGTGCAGATGCTGCATTTGGAGAAAACAATTGGGAATGGTATATGTGTGATTTTATTTCACTATACCCAGGTATGAACTTTATTAGACCACACATTGATACACCTTATAGATTCAAAGAGTTTAAGTATACAGAAGGTTTACTAGGTTTACAATTTATGGTAATGTTGTGTGACTTTACTCCGGACAATGGTGCTACAGGATATGTGCCAGGTACACACAAATACATCTATGACTATTATCAAAATATGTATGCTGATAAAAGTCATTTTGATTTATTCTTTATGGACAATTACAAACAACACCTGGCACCGGCTGGAAGTTTTGTGTGCTGGCATCCGCGAGTCATGCACAGTAGTATGCCCAATCACAGTGATAGCATCAGAAGAGGTTTGTTATTACATGCGGCAGAAAAAACTACAGCTAGAAGGTTGCGCACAGTCGATCCTCAAAAGAATCACATCTTGCGTACAAGCTGAATATTTCTTCTTTTGACTCGTTTTTGCATTATGTTGCTCAAACTAATACACGGGCCGTGTAGTATTTCAAAATCTTTAATACTAAAGGTAATTAGACACACACGATATTTTTCAAATGCTTGTTTGAATATAATGTTAATGGGAATCATTCTATTGGTTCCCCACCACCATTCTTCACCAAGTTCTAAAAAATCTTGTCTGTCTACGAGTTCTTTGATGTTTTCATAATTGTACATGCTAACTAAATTGTTGTCCATGTTTTGAATTATACCCACATACTCGTTACCTCCGTATTTGACCAGTGTCAAAAAAGGAAATTTATCTAACAAATCTTGATATTTCTTTGGTACGTTGTTCATTGTAATTACTTATTCAAATAAATAGTAATGGAGAATATACACATGTATCAAGCAACAATATATCAATATAACCAAAGATCTGAGATTCTTATCCCAGAACGCAGAGGCACTACATATTATGGCCCGGATAATCACAAGCCGTTGGTTGTTTATAGAGGTCTCAACATTGACATTGACTTTTTTGTAAAAGACACAGACAATAAAAGACAAGCCATACACAATAAAACATATGTTGCAACTATTGTTGATAGAGCAAACGGTGCTCAAGTTCTTCAAAAGAATATGAATCCCATCGACTATGATGCAGGTAAGTTGGTTCTCCATTTGGATCACGAAGAAACATTCCTATTGGATGCTAAACTACATGATCTCATAGTTACTTATAACATCACTGACCAGGCTGGAAATTATGGCGGTACCAGTGATCGCAACATGCGTCTTACGTTTGTAGTAGATGTTAAAGATCAAAGTCTACTCAATATAACAGACAGTAGCACAGTTGCAACATTCAATATAGACGGTGATGATAGGGTTGGCAGTAAAATGGCTGGACCAGCACAAAATTCAAACAAGCAAGGATTGCAAACTGCGGTGGTACACATGACAAACTACACAGGCGTGTACAAGTTTCAAGCCACACTAAGCATACAGCCAACTGAAGTTGATTACTTTGATGTGCCAAGTCAAAGCTATACAGTGAGTGCAAAAACTGGATTGGTTTATCATAACTTTTATGGAAACTATCAGTTTGTAAGATTGGTTCATACACCAGATTCTAATAACGCAGGAACACTTGACAAAGTCGTTTATAGAAGCTAATATTAAAACATGATAGTATTGGACTTTATTCGTCAGCACATGCCGTATGGCTGGAAGCAAACACCTAGTGGGTGGATCAGTGGTAATTGTCCTATGTGTCACACTCGCGGTCACAGTGCTGACAAGCGTGGGCGTGGCGGTATTATGTTCCATGATGACAAGTTCCAATACAACTGTTTTAACTGTGGATTTAAAACTGGCTGGAGTGCAGGTAAACGTATCAATGGTAGACTTACACAATTGTTAAAAACGTTTGGTGCAGATGAAGCTGACATACAGCGTGTTAACTTTGAACTGCTCAAACAAGAAGAAGCAGATGATATTGCAGGACAGTTTATACCCAAAGAGCGTGTACAAAAAGTTACAGTAGAATGGCATCCAGATGAACTACCACCTGATGCACATCCGATTGGCAATTATCCACTGGATACACTAGACTCCAAGCAGTTGGATAAACTAGCACTAGCATGCACATATCTTATGAAGCGTGGATTGGACTTTTATACTGACTGGTATTGGAGCCCACACATGCACTTTGCTAGTAGGGTTATACTGCCTTTTAGACATCAGAGTAGTATAGTTGGATACACTGCACGTTGGTGTCCTGACAGTAGACCAGAAGGAATGCCCAAATACTATTTGAAAAGTCCTAAGAACTTTGTGTTCAATTTGGATGCACAAAAGAAACATGACATAATTATAGTAACAGAGGGACAGTTAGATGCACTACAAGTGGGCGGCGTTGCACTAGCAGGCAACACACCCAGCAATATTCAGTGCAGTATAATTGAAGAACTAGATAAACAAATAGTACTATTGCCAGACTTTGATAAAGCAGGAATGGACACTGTGAATGTTGCGGTGAAGCGTGGCTGGGCAGTTGCATTTCCTGAATGGGATGACGATATAAAAGATGCCAGCGATGCAGTAGAACGCTATGGTAGATTATTTACAGTGAGGAGTATATTAGAAAGTGTTGAAACATCGAGCACAAAGATCAAAATACTTGCGAAATCTCGTTGTAGATGATTACAACATTAGAGATGATGAATTTTACAGACGGGCAGCAAATATGAAACCAATTGGAGTTTATGCAAACTTAGAAGCAGAATGGACACAACGTTTTGCTTGGTGGCCCAAACGCAGTGACATAACCAATCAACGAATTTGGTTGACAAACTATTGGGAATACGCTATAAAAATGGATAGTCAAGGCGCTGTGCCAAAAAAATCCAACAGTTGGATTATGATATATACCAGAGAAGAGTATATTACAAAGAAGTTGCAAGGGGAAATTAATGAGTGAAGATTACAGCGCAGAATTACAACAACTATATTTAGAGTTCTTGTTGGCAGACAAGGATCTTTTTGTGCGGTGTAATGCTATATTAGAAAGCAGTTACTTTGATAGACAGTTCAGAGACACTGTGGACTTTGTGAAAAAACATGCAGATGAATATCATGATGTTCCCATGTTGGAACAGGTCAAAGGTGTCGCTGGTATTGAAATAGCTGATGTAAAAGACAAGCTAACAACAGAACACAAAAATTGGTTTATGGATAACTTTGAACAGTTCTGTAGACACAAAGCACTTGAAGCGGCAATCTTAGCAAGTGCTGATAAACTTGAAAACAAAGAATATGGCACAGTTGAAGGCATTATCAAAGCCGCAACTGAGATTGGACTTGCTAAAGACTTTGGTACAAACTATTGGGAGGATCCTGCTGGACGTATCCAAAGCATCAAAGACAACAGAGGACAGAACACAACTGGTTGGGAAACATTTGATAGAGTGCTGTATGGTGGATTTAATCCAGGCGAACTAAACATCTTTGCAGGTGGTAGTGGTAGTGGTAAGAGTTTGTTTATGCAGAACTTGGCATTGAACTGGAGTTTGCAAGGCAAGAATGTTGTGTACATCAGTTTAGAACTTAGCGAAGAACTTTGTGCTATGAGACTGGATGCTATGCTTACAGGTATGAGCACCAAAGACGTTATGAAAAATAGCAGTGACGTTGAACTACGTGTTAAGATGGCCAGTAAAAAGGCTGGTAGACTACAAGTAATACAAATGAAAAATGGTAGCACTATCAACGACATCAAAGCATATTTGCGAGAATATCAAATACAACACAACTTGCATGTAGATGCACTGTTGGTAGATTACTTGGACTTGATGATGCCAATTACTGTTAAAGTAAATCCAAGTGATCAATTTATTAAAGATAAATTTGTTAGTGAAGAACTACGCAACTTGGCAACTGAACTGGGCATACTGTTTGTAACAGCATCGCAGTTGAACAGAAGTGCAGTTGACGAAATAGAATTTGACCATAGCCATATTGCAGGCGGTATTAGTAAGATCAATACAGCAGATAACTTGATTGGTATCTTCAGCAGTAGAGCTATGCGAGAAAGAGGTAGGGTACAAATACAGTTTATGAAAACACGTAGTAGTAGCGGTGTTGGAAGTAAACTGGATCTCAAGTTTAACATGGACAGTTTGAAAATTGAAGACTTGGATCCAGACGATCAAGAAGATGAAGGTGCAGTAACCAGCATCTATCAAAAACTAAAAACAAAAAGCAGTGTAGCACCAGCAGGTGAAAGTGTTACAGAGAATAACATGGACGCCGATCCAAAAGTTGATGCTACAGATAGATTAAAAAGTTTGTTGAGGAAAAGCGAGTGATCAGATTAGCAACTGAACAAGAATTAGAACACATTAAAAACGATCCAGTTAGACCACATATTAGCAAAGAATGGCGCACACGCAGCGGCAGAGAAGTTTATGTGTTGGAACGTGATGGAGAGATTGCTGCATGTATATGTGTAGCATTCATGGACGAAGTGCCTACTAGCGAAATAGATATGAAGTGGGTAGGATTAAATTGTGCAGTATTTTATACTGTATGGAGTTATCAGCGAGGAGCAGGAAGGGAAATAGTAAATGGAGTAGCAGAGCGAATCAAACATCAACGGCCTTGGGTTAAAAGATTTGTTACACTGAGTCCGCTAACAGAGATGGCAAGAAAATTTCATATAAGCAATGGTGCTAGATTTGTAGCCAAACACAGCACCTGTCAAAACTTTGAGTATGATGTGCGCTGAAGCAAAGGTGCAGTCGACCTTATCTATATCTATTATATGATTCCGAACAGCAAACACGATGTATAATTTGAGTCATTAATATGAGCCTAGTTGAGCCTGTGTTGTGTGTTTGCATTGCCATTGATGGTTTGCTCTTATTTTTAATGGTTGGTCCTATGTTGAGAATCAATTTCTCTGCAACTGCCATAAGTGCTTGTCACCAATGCTCCAACAACAATATTTACTAAATACTACTAAGATGAAGCGTAAAACAAGATCATTATTGGAAGAAATTAATGCTATGTCACCAAAACGTGACAAAAAGCATATTGTTGAGTCAAATGCACAACAAGTGATTGTTACAGCGATAAACTTGATCAATTTGATCAATGAAAGTTTTGATGTTGAAACAGCCGCAGATTTAAACAAGCGTTTGATTAACAGCATAAGAACCAAAGATCCACGCAAGTTTCAAAGAGGAATTGGTAAAGTAAATGAAGATATCAGACATACTAAGCGGAACTAAGAAACGTAAAAAACGTGGAAGCCGACTAAAGAGAATAAGACAAAGAAGTTTATTTGATAATGCTCCTATTAAAGAAGGCGGCAATATATTCCCCGATAGTGTGAGCTTTGATCACAAAATAATTCCTCAAATTATGAAAACTGTAAACAGTGTATTACAAAAAACTGGCAGTACTGCTATTCCAATTGGCAGTGGAGCAACTCCAACTCCTGGCAAAGTAAGTGGAGACTTGGATATGATTGTTGATGTAGATCAACTCAAGCAACACTTCAATATGGAAGATCAGCCAGACAAAGTTATTAGACAAAAGCTACGTCAGGTGTTTGATCTAGCAGGACTCAATACAGGACAAAGCGGTACCAGTGTACACATTGAAATACCTGTGGGCGACAACACACACCAAGTGGATATTATGGTTGTACCCAATGCTGATAATGCTGCAAAGTTTCATACACACAGTATTCCACAAGGATCAAAATGGAAAGGTGTGAACAAACAGATTGCACTAGCAAATATTGCCAAGAGCAAAAATATGTTATGGTCACCTTACCAAGGATTGTTTAACAGAGATGCCAATGGTAAAAAAGCAGAACTAATTACCAACAACATTGACGAAGTAGCACGTACACTATTAGGCCCAAATGCCACAGGAAAAGACATTGGCAGTGTGGAACAAATACTAGCCGCATTGGGTAAAGAAGCAGGCGATGCACTACTTGCTGATCTTCGCAATGATCCAAATTGGAAAGAACTTGACTAATGAGAGCCAATCAGTTTTTAACAGAAGCCACACAAAAAGGCAGAGAGTATAATCACTTAGAAGATTTAGTTACATTTGAAGGTAGCAAAGGCGCACTCAAAGCCGCAGAGATACTCACACGCCTAGGTCAAGATTCAAAAGATGTCAGCATCAAATGGGACGGTAATCCAACATTGTTTTGGGGTCGTGAGCCCGACGGTACTTTTGTAATGACTGGTAAAAATGGCTGGGGTAAAAACAAAACAACCAGCAGTGGTGCTTTAGCAGATTTTATTATGAACAGCGGACAAGGCGAAGATTGGCGCAAAGACTTCGCAGGAGACATGGCAAGTGTGTTTGACACATTGGAAGCCAATACACCTGCTGATATGCGTGGATATGTGTATGGAGATTTACTGTATACACCACGTAAGCCTTTTGCAAAAACAGAACAAGGTATACAGTTTACACCCAATAAAGTCACATACACAGTTGATCCCAACAGCAAACTAGGACAACGTATAGCAAACAGTAGTGTGGGTATTGTTGCACACACATACCATGACGCATTTGGTGACAAACAAGGTACACCAATCAAAGATACCAACAGTGTTAACAGCAATGATGTAGTAGTACTAGGACAAACCTACGTAACACATCAACCCAAAGTTGATACAAGTGCAGTTCAAGATATAGTTAGTACGGCAAATGCGAACGCACAAATAATAAACAATTGGTTAGCGCCGGAACAGGGACTGAGTAGAAAAGATGCAATACTCTATAACTATGTTAACCAAATGACCAAGCAAGGTAAGTTAGACCAACTCAGGACAGGATTTTATGATTGGCTAAAAACCAGCAAGGTCAGCCAAGGACAGCAAGCAAAACTGATGGCAGGAGACGACAAAGGTTTAGATGCTATATTGGATCTTGTGGTAAAGATTCAAACTATTAAAAATAATTTAATTGACCAATTAGACAATGCAGGCAGTGATGTTACAGCAACTACAAAAGGTCAACAAGGCGGTGAAGGATATGTTGCTACTAGAGATAAAATCAAACTAGTGCCACGTCATCGTTGGACTCCAAATTAAGGTAAATACTAGTATGGAAAAGTATACAGCAAAACAATGGTCAGAGATCGAAGGCGGTCACACTATGAGTGAAGATAAAAAGTCACAGTATGGATTTATTAGTGATCTCAATGAAAGTCGTTTGTTTAGAACCAAGCAACGTGTAGAAGGCAGTAGCAGTAGAGATATGGCTGATCTTGCATTTATGAACATGCTTAGTTTGTATATTATGAGTCATGATTATGATATGGCTCCTGCTGCAAAAGAATATGCTCAGCGCACAATGAAATACGGCAATAATTTTAACTATCAACAAGGCGGCACTGATTTACACGTAGCACTTGCAAGTCTTAAAAATGGAATGAGCGATGCTGGTGCAAAAAATCAAATGCAAAATACTAAATTTAATTTACCAGAAATGCAAATAAGACAGTTCTTAAACAACATGAAACAGGG